CACGTCCTGCACGTAGGTCTTGGTGATCGAGCGGTCGACCGCCCACTTGTGCCCCGCTTGGATCGCATCCATCAGGATGTCGCAGGTCCGCACCCGGGTGACGAACGCCCATTTCGGATCGCTGGACAGCGTGCGGTTACCCCACAGGCGATACCCGCCGTCACGAATGATCGTGGCGATGTTTGCGTTGTTCAGCAGGTTGGCCCGGCAGGTTTCGTCGCCGTCCAGGTACTCGATCGGCCGCGTGGTGCCGGTGATGCCGACAAACTCTTTGTTCGACGGCGATGCCCAGTAGCCATACGTGGCGTCGGTCCAGGCAAACAGGCCCGCCACCCAAGCCGAGCCCGGCGCGTCGATCGTTGCGCTCAATACCGAGTCCCAGTACTTGACGCCAGGATCGACCATGTACAGACGCTTGCTGCCGAACTCCAAGGCGTAGGCCAAGGCCGCTTCATCGGTGGTGTTCGGGCCGTCGAGAATGGCCATGGCGCGCAACTTGGCGGCCAGGGCATCCATGGCAGTGGCCACGGCCTGGGTGGCCGAGTGCTTCGGGGCGATCAGCAATTTCGGCTGGGCGTTGTGCTTGCTCTTGCCATCGAGCAGCGCTTGCAGGCCGGTACGGTGACCATCGGCCAGCACCCCGCCAATGATGGCGGATGTTTGCAGCGCCGCGTCTTCCAGCTTAGGAACGCCGATCGCGACGATCACCGCCTTGGCGCGCACGTAGATCGCCTGGGCGGCCTTGGTGATCGCCGAGTCAGGGCCGAACGCGGCAATGGCTTCACGCTCGGACATGAGCAACACCAGCTCGCCGGCCTTGGCCGTACCGCCGCCGAGCAGGCCCGGGGTGAAGGTGTCGCACAGGCCGATGATCGACGACGACGGCAGCGAAATAGTCCGTGCGCCGGTGTCGATCAGCGAGGTGGTGACGCCGTGAAAGAAACTCATAAGGCTCAATCTCCAAAAACGAAAAAGCCCCGCATAAGCGAGGCTGTCAGGGATGTTCGTGTTACGCGTAACGGAAAAGAAAACGCCCCGTCAGTGCGGGGCGTTTATTTGGGTTGGTCGGCGATCCAGCTCGGCGCCACCGGCCGGTCTTTTTGATCCGGGAACTGTCCGGCTTCCGGCCAGTTGCGCAGAGCCTGTCGATAGGCATACAGCTCCGCGCGTTGATCGGCGCTTAGCGGGTAATCCGGCATGACCAGATAATCGGTGCTCGCAATTTGCGCATTGCGCCACGCTCGCTCACCCGCTTGCGCCGCTGCAATCTGCGCCACCGCATCCAGAACCCAATCGCCACCAGCCCACACATAGAACTGACCCGGCCAGGGTTTGGCGGTCAGTCCTTCGGGCAGATCGCCAAGCTCGACATGCTCATCCTCGGCACCGGTATCCGTGTGGTAAACCATGCCGCGATAGTCGGCCAATTGTTGCGGCTTCCCATCGACCAGCGCCCATACGTGGCCAGCCTCGGGTTGTGCCAAAGGATTTTCCAGCTCGATGGTATTGCCCGGCAGATATTGGCCAAATCCCGGGACCTCTGGAAACGCTGACAACTCAAACGGCCCGGACAGAATGCCGAGCGGGTCAAATAAATAGATATTCATTAGAACCTCAGATCACTTTAATTCGGCCAGGCCAGGCGATGTGTTTCGGGGCCGTCTCAGCGCCGCCAGCGGCGCCAGTGCTGCCACCAGTCGGGGTGGCATAGGTGATGCTCCCGCCGCCCATCGCCTGCGTGCCGTAGCCTACGGAAGGTGCATAGTGGGCGTGACTCTTGAAATCATCGAGCCGATAGCTGCCCGCAATACGGCCTGGATCGATCCCGGCAGCCTCGTCAAGGTGCCGGACGAATTTACCGCGCGGATCTGGACTACGGAACGTGGTCGCGCCATCGCCCGAGGTCCAGCCGCCCTCCATACCCGCGCGAGCGGCTTCCGTAGTCAGCATTCCCGACTGCTGAGCGTGGTCCCACAACCATGGCCAATCGGCACGAACAAAGAGGGCATTGCCCAACGGAGCGTGACCCCCCGGATTCAATACGGTCGTCGTTTCAAACACGGGCCGCCCGAGTGCCGTACCGTCTAAGCGCGCAATCGGTATCCAGTTGCCGGCACCATCGCTGCGCAGATGCCACCAATCTCCGGCCCCCATCAGGACGAAAAATGAATAACCCGTCGCAGAGAGGTGTGTGTGAAATTTTATTTTGTTTGTACCGCCCGCCTGGACCACCAGGCGATTAACGCTGTTGTCGACGCGCCGCACGATAACGTCACGGACGCCCAAACCTGCATCAGCCACCGGCAGCTGTAATGCGAGCGGGCCCGCGCTGGCATCAATCAACACAAGCCCAAGCTCTTGAGCCGTAAGCGTCTTAGACACCGAAACAGAAGTGATCACCTGAACGGTTGCGGCACTGATAGCCGCTGACACTTCCGTCTTAGTGAATGCATCCGTGATGCTATAGCCCGCAATAGTGGTGGGATTCGTACCGGCGATCACCCGTCCGTTTTTGTCCACCGTCACACTGCGCCAGACTGAGGTGCCGTAACCGGTCTTGCCCGCGACCATTTCGAAAACAAGGTCCGTGGTCCCGAGCACGATCGGGGCATCCGTCACCAGTTGCCAAATGCTGTCGCCATTAATGCCGCCGCGCTCGACATGCACAAACAACCCGGGCGTCACTTCCAGGCTGGTATCGGCGTCCGTGGTACGCGTCCACGCACCCGCCGACACGCTGTACAGACCGTTATCCTTAGACACGGTCTGATTCTTCACCAACACCCGCGCGCCAGCGACCAAGGTCACGCCGTCAATTGTATAAAGGCCGCTCAACACCACATTGGCGTAGGTCGTCACCAGCACCGAGTTCTTAAAGTCCAGCTTGCCCAGCTCCTCCAGCACCTTTTGATCGACGTAGTCACGTACCCCCAACGTCTTTTGATCGACGTAGGATCGGGTGGCCAGCACCACGGACGGGTCAATCTTCAGCTGAATGTTCGCGGTGCCGCTGGTGATGATGTGCATCCGCACCACCTGGTTACGCCCGGAATTTTGTTCCAACTGAGGCTTATAGCTCGGGGCAGCATTGGCGACCGCGGAAAACACGCCGTCCTTGTCCTCTAGCGCCAGTTCACGAACCCACCAGCCGCCCACGTCGGGCGGCAACACCAGCTCGGCAATCAGTACATTGGCGTCAGTTGGAGACACGTACAGTTGATTGATTTGAGCCCGATAGACTTGGTTGATCAGCTTTATCTGGGAAGGGTTTGGCACTGGGTCGGTGCCGTTGGCATCGCCAATCAGCATGTAACGCGGCTCCCAAGGGATTCCCAGCGCATCGCAGTTGGTTTTCTTGGCGGCCCCTTGAATGGTGAGCATGCCGCCGAATATAGAGTTTTTATCAACCATGGGGGTACACGTCCAATTCGTCGAGGGTGTATTCGCTAACGCCGTGATAGCCCTGAATCACCACGTCAATATCGGGATTGTTCCAGGGGTAAACATCGATCTCGTCGCCGTCATACACAGCGATACCGACATAGGCGTCTAAACGGGTTTCCAGCGTGATATCGAGGCCGGTCATGTGCCGAGTTACCGGCTTGGCGTCGTCGATCAGGCGTTCCAGTTCCTGATACATTTCTTCGGTGATCCCGGTGTCCAGCACACCGACCTTCAGCGCGAAGGTGCCCGGCTCCCCCTTCGGCACTGTCTTGAACCACTCGATAACTTCGACCAGGTAGCCCAGCGGCTCGACCACGCGGCGCAGAGCGCCGATCGTGCCTTTGCGGGCATGGATGTAATACGACGCACCGATGGCCGCCCGCTTGGTCGCCTCGGACCAACGATGGTCCCAGCGATCGACCGACCACGCCCACGCCAGATGGGGCAGTAAATGAACCGGACAGGTTTGAGCGTTGTAGAGGGTGCGCAGCGGGATGATCGTGCGTTCGTAAAACGCCGCCTCCAGGGCGCGCTCCAGTTGCGTGCTATTGCTCGGCAGCAGGCTGGTCATGTTGCCCCCGCCGGCACCACGGCGTAACCGGTGCAGAACGCCGCCTGCGCCTTGCTCGGGGCCAGGTCCACCCATCCGGTCAGCTCAACCCGGGAGACGCCAGCGACATGCAACTGCGCGTCTACCGCCGAGCGCGCCACCTCCACGCCCAAGCGCTTGCGCGGATTGATCCAGGCCGCCAAGCGTTTAGTGGCCTCGGTCAGACTGGCGTCGCCCTCCGGGCCCGCGCTGTTCATGTGCAAAATAGCGTCGATGCGGTAGTGAATAATTTCGGCGCTCTGCACCGTCACAAAGTCCGTGAGGGGCCGCACGTCTTCATCATCCAGCTCTGCCGCCACGGTGGCCAACAACTCGGGGCTGGCCAGCCCTTCCCCTTCCGAACTCAACACCGTTACCGTAACGCAGCACGGTGACGGGCTTTCGGCCGAGGCATCCGCCACCAGCCCCGAGGCGTTGCGCGCGTGCAGGATGTAGCTGTTACGCGGCCCCGCCGTAGTCAGCCCCTCAAAGGCCAACTGAATGCGCTCGCGAAACGGATCGTCCTTTTCCTTGATCTCCGGCACCGGCGGCACCACCAGCAGATCCTCGGCCTGAATCACCAGGCGCTTGAGGTTGTAATTAGCGCCCAACTGATCAAGGTCACTGCCGATGGCGTGCGCCAGTAGCAAGGCCTTGGCCGCGTCATTAACCCGGGCCCGATTACCGAGTTTGATGTAGGCCCCGACCTCGATCACCTTGGTCACCGGGTCGCTCTCCAGCGTGGCGGTCCAGTTGTCGCCCATGTAGCCGCGAAACGTTTCCAGCCCTTCCCCGTAAGTGTCTTCGAAGTCCAGAGGCTCCAGCACTTCCGGCGCCGGCAGCACCGACAGATCCAAGCCACTCATACGCTCACCTCCACCAGAAAGCCGTCGCCGAGGTATTCGCCGGCAATGCTCAGATTGATTTTCCCGCCCAGCACCGACAGCACACGCACGCTCTCCAGCCTCAAGCGTGGCTCCCAGCGCCCCAGGGCCCGGGCCGCCTCCGCTTGCACCGAGCTTTTCCAACCGGCGTTAACGGGCAAGTCGACAAAAGAACTGAGCTTGCTGCCGTATTCCGGCCGGTGCCGGCGGCTGCCGAGCGGCGTGCCCAAAATGTCGGCCATGGACTGCCGCAAGTGCTCGATGCCGGAAATGGGTTGGCCGGTGTGGCGATCCATTCCGATCATCTAACTCACTCCAGGGGCTCGAATTCTTTGTGAGCCTTGAGGTAGCTCAGGGCTTGCTCATCGGACGCCGACACCGAGACCTCGCCCTTGGCCACCAACAGCGTGCGGCCGGTGGCCGGGATGATCAGGGTGCGCGACGTGTAAACCGTGTCGCGGAACTTCAGCAGCAGATCCGCCGCCGGCAACTGATCGGCGGCAGGCTTTTCGGTGGTCTTGGCCATGTTTTCTCCAGACATGAAAAAGCCCGCACGGGGCGGGCCTCAAAAGGTGATTGATTAGTGTGTGTGGTGGTTGTCGCTTGCTCCGGTCGCCAGGATCGAGGCCGCACTGGTGACGGCTTGCGTTACGTGTAACGTGCCGTCGATCAGCACCGCGCCGGTCAACTTGATGGCCGTCGATTTGACCGCCACCGAATCAGCGGTCAACGCCGCCTCGGTGCCACCGACTTTGGCCGTCACGGTGTCATCCGTAACAGTGACCACGGTGCTACCGACCTTGACCGACACGGCGTTATCCGTAACGACCACCTGCGTGCTGCCGACCTTGATGGTGACCGTGCCGCTGGGCAGGGTGATGGTGTAGCTCTTGGCCGCCCAGTCGTAGATCAGCGAGCCGCCATCGTCAAACCGCCAGACTTCCACATGATCGCGGTTATCCGGCTGGCCGCCAGCATCCCCGTACAACCCCGGGATAAAGGTGCCCATGCCGGCCTGACCGCTGGGGTTAAACAACACCCCCTGCTCGCCCAGACTTGGCGCCCGCCAGTGCCGCGCCTTGCCGGCCGCGAGACTGTGCCAGCGCACCCAGGCGCTGGTCCATTCGCCGTTCGACACCCGCACCGCCGGCGCCGCCAGATCCACCCCGACCACCACGCACGGCATCAACATGGCTGCGATCATGCGGTCATGCTCTGCACTGGCATAGCTCACGGCAGATTCTCCGGCGAAACAGGCCCATCCCCCGGTTCAACATCAATCACCAGCGAGCCCGGCGGTTCGTCCGGCCACGGCCATTCCTCAACGCCCAGATAAATTTGGTGCGTCCATTCCACCAACCAGACCACGTAACCATCCAGCTCCGGCTTGGTCCAATCCTGCATGGCCTGGACAAACTCAGCAGGCTCGACCGCAATGCCCCAGGTTTGCATGCGCAGCAACACGGCTAATTGCGCCGCCAGGTGCGCGGCCTGCTGATGATGGTAAGGCTTGATTGGGTCGACGATGATCCGCGCCTCGAACTTGCAAATCAGGGTTGTCTCCCCGGTGCCAATGTCTTTACCAGGCTCCAACTCGGCCATTTCAATGAACACCACCGGCAGTGCAATCCGATCCTTGATGTTCGGCCAGGCCGTCACCGCTTTGATCCCCGATAGGCTGTTCAGCAGGTGCTGTTCAATCGCCTGGTAGAGCTGATCAAGACTAAATGGCTCGTCAGACATTGGCCGTCCCCTTCAAATACTTCTGCAGCTCAAAGTTGAACTCCTGCTGCAGGATTTCCAGCAAACGCGCATCAGCACGCTTGACCCAAGTGTCGAAGTGCGGACGCGCCTGCTCCAGTGACACCTTGGCTTTGGCCAGCGGAAAGCGATCGCCGTTTTCTGCGACCCATCCCGAACTGGCACCGCCACCCGACGACACCGTGCTATCGGGATAATCGTCTGCGTTGAAATGCTTGCTCGCCGTACGAATCCAGATATCGGGCTTGTTGCCGTAAACCTTTTTCAGAAAGGCGCCCTGGTAACGTCGCCCAGCAACCGATACACCGCTGCCAGACTGTCGTGCGCGGCCGATTCGGCTCGACTCAATCGCGTTGAGACCGAACCACAACTTGCCGCTGGTGGCCCCGCCGGAGACCGGGTAACTGCGCAAGCGCTGACGAACCGCCGCAACGGCAATGCGTTCTTGCCGGCTGACGGCCCGGGCAATGTGGGTGCGCAGCCAACCCAGCGTTTTGTTGATCGCTCGACGCTGAGCCGTGGCTGCCGCTTTCGGTACCACCTTGGCGAATTCCTCGAAGGCTTTTAGATCCGCAGCCGAGGATTGAATGGAGAGCATCCCGCCACCAGCCGATGGCTTGAAGTAGCTACCGACGCTCATGCGCGCATCCTCAGGATCAAGGCGACCAATCCGTCACCGCTGGGTTCCAGTTGCAGCAGATCGTACTCGCCGCCGCCGTCCAGCTCCGGCAGTTCGACGGTGACCAACAACCCCTGCTCCAGACCGTGCGAGTCGCTGACACGAATTTCAAACCGGGGCTCACGCAATCCGGTGTTGAGCTTGCCGAACTTCGGCTGCAACCAGGGCGCCGCGAACATGCCGAGAACCGGCTCCTCGCGGCCCTCGATTCTCGCCGTGTCGCCCAGCGTTTCGAACACCACCGCGTCAACCTCGGCAATCAGATCGCGAAAGCCCACGGTCAGAGTTCCAGGAGGATCTGTGCACGCGGTCGAGTGCACAGGTGCAACGGGTTGGACTGCGCTTCACCGGCCATGCCTTTGTTGAACGGCAGCGGCTCGATCATGCTGTAGTACGGAATGCCCTGAGTGTTGACCGTTTCCATGTAGTCCGCCGGAGCGAACACCGAGATGTACAGATCCGGCACACCCTCAGGGATCAGCAACGCCTTGTCGTCGTGGACGAACGAGACACCCGCCACCTTGCCACGGTAGCGTTCCCAGACAATGCCGCCGAACTCGAAGCTTTCACGGGCATCACCGCGCAACGCTGCCGCTTGCTGGCTGTTGAGGTAGGTTTCCTTGACCGCCTTGTGAACGATCAACTTGTTCCAGAAGTTCTTGCCGCAGAAGGCGCGAGAGCCGGTACTGGTCACGCTGCCCAGCGCGTCTTCCTGCATATCCAGTGCTTCGCCGCACTTAACCCGCAGCTCGGTGCTCGGGTCCGCCAAGCCCATGGGCAGCTTCTGACGCTGCACACCGAAGCGGTCGTAAAGGTCCAACAGCACCGTCGAACCATCAGCATCGAGGATCAGACCATTGAGGGCGCCCATGCGCTGGAACTCATGGGTCGCGTCCAACTGACGGCGCGCTTTGGCCAGGCGGGCATTGACCACATCCTGCACCGCCTGCAGCTCGGTGCGAGTACCGAAGGCGCGAATGCCCTGGATCTCGTCGGCCTTGATGGTGAAGCGTTCCGGCAGATGGACGGTGTTGAACGGGATCAGGTTGCGCTTGCTGGCCGCGACCACCAGGCCAGAGCCACCGCGTTCACCGGCAGGCACCAGTGCCAGGGTGTCGCCGTCCTTTTCGATCTGTACGGTCAGGGTGGTGATGCCTTCCTCGCGAAACAGGCCCAAAGCGCTGATGCGCCCTGGCAAATAGGGTTGATCGTTGAGTGCAGCAGTCAGCGCAGTGACGGTGAACGCTTCGTCGTCAAAAATGGCGATCTCGGCCATGGGTACTCTCC